TCATTCAAAGATTTCTAGAGTGGCATCAGTATGACTTTGCTCATACTTATACAATGAGATCTACAGGTACATACATGCTAGATCAAACAAAACGTCGTGAATTAATTTGTCTTAATTATGGAAAGTATAGGAGTCAGAGTGTTGCCTAGTGGATATTGTCAACTCTACAATACACGTAGAGGAGGACTATCTACATTTGCACCCAACTCACAATCAGCAATCATCATGGGTGAAGAAGTCCATGTTCAAACTAAAGATGGTAGAACACAAATCTATCGAGTCAACAATGGTAGAACTGGTGTTGTAGGTCCTATCAGAACATTCTAATGGCATCAGCAAAAGAAAGAAAAAGAAGTGAACTAGGTGAATGGTTAGACTCGGTTACCTTTAACAAAGAGAATTTACTAGAGGACAACCCAGATAAGATCAAGAAGTATCTACCATACATCATGAACAGATGTCTTTCGGGTCATCTTGATACTGTTTTGTTTGCAAACGAGATGAATAAGAACCATTTTCTAGACAAGGATATGCAGTATCACTTCTTCCTATATACTTTAAGAAAACGAAAAAGGTTTTCTCCTTGGTTGAAGAAAGAACAGATTGAAAATCTGGATCTAGTTAAAAAACACTATGGTTATAGTAACGAGAAAGCGAGGATCGCAGTAGATCTTCTAACCAAACCCCAACTTGAATATTTACGTAACAAACATGAAGAGGGAGGAATGTTATGACTGCGATCACTGAGGAGGTTGCATGGACTGCCGACAGTATGATAGAGGTTTCTCTTAGAGAACCCGATGACTTTCTGAAGGTTCGTGAAACACTGACTAGAATTGGAGTAGCATCCAGAAAAGAAAAGAAATTATATCAATCATGTCATATACTGCATAAGCAGGGTAAGTACTATATCGTACACTTCAAAGAGTTGTTTGCACTTGATGGAAAGAAAGCAAACCTAAGTCTTAATGATGTGCAACGTAGGAATCGTATAGTGCAGTTACTAGGTGACTGGGGATTGGTAACCATAAACAGCAAAGAAAGTATTGCTGACGTAGCACCACTAAGTCAGATCAAAGTTCTTGCTTACAGGGAAAAAGGAGACTGGACTCTAGAAAGTAAATATAATATTGGTAAGAAAAAGGAAGAATGATAGACGATAGTATCTTTGACATCAATCCACATTATGAACTATCAATAGAATTCATCGGTAAACTAAAAAGTAAGATCGTAAGGGTCGATAACTTTTTAGCGAACCCAGAGAGGTTGTTAGACTTACTAGAGTCTATACCTCTCCAAGACACAATAAAAGAAGGAGTTCATCCTAGAGGATTTTATCCTGGTTATCAAGTCTATATGACATATGACTTTGGGCATCTACAACGATGTGCTAATTACCTTATCAATCAACACTATGGATATACTGCACCATACTTTAACATCTCCTATCAGTGTGTTGATGGGAATAAAAAAGTGTATGGTCAATCATCACACCCACATTGTGATGACAGAACTATGGCAGGAAATATATTTTTAAACACAGACAAAGAACTTTCTGAGAATGGAAATACTGGAACAACTTTTTATCGTCTTAAGGATGGTGGTGAAGAGTCTCCATTCCCAAACTCATGTGCTTATAGAAAAGAAAGGTATGCATTTACAACACCTGATCTATCTCTAAAGGAGTTTACTCCTATCTGGGAAGAGGATGATCAGTATGAGAAATACCATTTTACTGAAGCAAAATTCAATACGTTATACCTATACGAAGGTATGTTATTCCATAGTGTGTATATGGATAAGGGTAGTTACCGTAATTACATGCGGAAAACCCTATCCTTCATTGGGTAGTGTGGTGTTATAATTAGTAGTGTCGCCTTCGGGGACAAAACTAACACTCGCTATAATAGGAGAACCACTATGGAAATTCAAAGGTATACTGCTGCTGACTTACCAACACTGTTTGATAAGATCACAAAGAACAGCATAGGAATGGATAGTTATTTCGATTCATTCTGGAACGCAACCCAGACTAACTACCCGCCTTACAATTTAATCCACTTAAGTAATGAAGAATCACGACTTGAAATTGCACTTGCTGGCTTCAAGCAAGATGACGTCAAAGTCTATACGGAGTATGGAAAGATATATGTCGAAGCAAGCAAAGAAAAATCAGAGGATGATGGAACGTATGTCCATCAAGGATTGGCACAACGTGCCTTCCAACGTGCATGGACGCTCTCCGATAATACAGAGGTTAGATCCGTCGAGTTTACAGATGGACTCCTCAGAATTGTATTAGGAAAAGTAGTTCCTGAGCATCACAAACGTGTAGATTACATCTAACTACATAGGAGGTATTGACAAATGTTGATACCTCCTTTATAATATAAACAATAGTATTTTTAAAATGGCAAAAGGTAAGAAAGAACCTATTAATATTACTCCTCCTACTCCACCTCAACTTCTCGTGAAAGCAGAGAGAGTAAAGGTTGTTGTAATGTTCAATGGTGACAATGTTATATGCGATTTGCAAGAAGCGGTTAATAAAGACACTGGTGAAAGACAGGCATATATTATGAACTTCCCATATAGAGTTGAATACGATCAACCTAAATTAGACAAGACTGGTATTGTTACAGATCCAGAGGTAAAAGTTCACTATCAACCATGGTGTCCATTATCTCCAGAGACGAAGATACCATTGAATCATAATATGGTTGTCACTATATTAGAACCAGTTCCTAGTCTTAGAGATACATACATCAGTAATGTACAAAAGATGGGTGGCAACGTAGAATGAGTATAAAGATTTTACTATTAAAGTCTAACGAAGAAATAATTACAGAAGCACAAGAGATAGCAAATCCTGATAGTCCAACAGCAATAGGATATCACTTGCACAAACCCTTTCGTTTAGAGATTGTCTCTGATGATGGGGAACTTGTTTTTAATAGAGAAAAAGGTTATTCATTATCGTGGTTTCCCTTTGCACCTCTAAGTAAAGATAAAGATTTCTTTCTTCCTGCAGATCATGTCATCACAGCATATGATCCTCTGGATAGTATTACTGAACAATACATACAGGCAATCAAAGAAGAGAACTACGATGAAAACTTCAAGAAACATGAAGAGGTCATGGCAGGAGTTGAGGGTGAGGACATAGATATGGAACAGATATTCAAGGACGCAGAAGCAATTCTGGACGATGAGGAAACATAAGTTATATGATCAAGATTATAATTTAGTCTTATCATATGAAACAGATCATAAGTTTCATGGTAGTAAACGTATTGAGATTGAAGGACCTGTAGTCCTAGATAAATTTCTAGTTGACTATCTTGCAAAGATCAATGGTCAGTTTGGTATTGTAACATTTGATCAACCCATAGAGACACCTCTATACTCACTAGATTTTGTCCCACAACCCTTCCCACTATTCGTGGGTGGTAAACAAACCTTTGAGCATTTGATGTTCAACGGTCCTACTTACTTTAACGTAAGGGTTGACGAATATAAACCTTGGATGTATATTGGTAATCTGATAACTAAAAAATTTGTTCCAGAATTACAATCAATCTCTCCTGTCTACAAATATAGAAAACAAGACAACAACATCTGGAATGGAACAGACCTACAAAAACTAGAAACATTATGCAAATCGCTTTGATAATTCTTAAGAGTGGTATTGAACTCATCACCATGGCAGAACAAATGGATGAAGAACCTAGTTGCCACATGCAAGATCCGTACCTTATCAGACAGGATGGAACTTTGGAACCTTGGCCACGGTATACAACTGACACAGATATTATGCTTTACTCTGAAACTATTGCTACAATAGTTACACCAACAGAAGAACTAAAAAAGAAATACGAGTTGGTTACTAAATGAGTTTTTACACTAACTGTCAACTAGTTGGGGATAACTTGCTTTACCTTGGATACGAAGACGGACAACGTATTCAACGTAAGTTTAAGTTCTCTCCAACTCTTTTTGTCGTCACTAAAAAAGAAACTAATCACAGAACACTTGATGGTAGATATGCAAAACCAGTAAGGTTTGAGTCTGTAAGAGAAGCACGTCAGTTTGTAGACAAATATAAAGAGGTTCCTAACTTTGAAGTGCATGGGTATGACAGATATTTGTATCAGTTTATATCTAAAGAGTTTCCTGATGAAGTTGATTACGACTTCAAGAGTATGAATATAATGTCACTCGATATTGAGGTGGCATGTGAGAATGGATTTCCTAATGTTCGAGAGTGTGCTGAGGAAATGCTTAGTATCACTGTGCAGGATTATGCAACAAGAAAGATAAAAGTATTTGGCACTAGACCATATAAGAATACACGTGACGATGTAGAATTTATTTTATGTGATGGAGAAGTTCATTTACTCCGTTGTTTCCTAGACTATTGGATACAAAACTTTCCTGACATTCTTACAGGTTGGAATGTAGATGGATATGACGTACCATATATTTGTGGTCGTCTTGAAAGATTGTTTGGTGAGAAAGAAATGAAACTCATGTCACCATGGGGTCATGTAAAGAGAGAAGAGGTAGAAATAAAAGGACGTGAGCAAATATTCTACAGGATGTCAGGAATCAGTGTCATTGATTATCTTGACTTGTATAAGAAATTTACATATACAAACCAAGAATCTTATCGTTTAGATCACATTGCACATGTAGAACTTGGTCAGAGAAAAGTTGCCCATGATGAGTTTGATAATTTCAAACAATTCTATACACAAGATTGGCAAAAATTTATTGACTATAACATCGTCGACGTGGAACTAGTTTCTAGACTAGAAGAAAAGATGAAGTTAATAGAACTTGCTGTTGCCCTAGCATATGACGCTAAGGTTAATATGCAAGATGTATATTATCAGGTAAGAATGTGGGACACACTGATCTACAATTTCCTAAAGAAAAAAGGTATTGTTGTTCCACCAGGCAAACGATCAGACAAAGATGAAAAATATGCAGGAGCCTATGTCAAGGAACCGATACCAGGAAAGTATGATTGGGTGGTTAGTTTTGACCTCAATAGTCTGTACCCTCATCTTATTATGCAATATAATATTTCCCCAGAAACCCTCGTTGAAAAGAGGCATCCATCCGCTACAGTTAATGGACTCCTCTCGCAGAAGATAGATGTTCCAAAAGA